CGCATCATCAGGGCGTGGATGAGGTTCTTCTGCCCCTCCTCGGACAACTTGCTCGGGTGCACCAGGATGGCGCCGAGGTTCAGGTTGTTCGAGAACACCCGGGCAGCGTAGGCATCCGCCGCCATGCCGAGGCCGATCGCCTCCGCCGCCAGATCCACCGCGCGCAGCGGCCGGATACCGTCCGACGACATGCCGGGGATGCGGAACACCTCGTCCTGCAGCAGCACCCGTTCCCGGCCCTGCTGGTTGGGGTCGAAGTAGCGGAAGCGCAGCCGGCCGTTCGGCAGGCGCTCCGTGATCACCAGATCCGCGCGCAACGGCAGCAGCCTGTCCACGGCGCCACGCGGGCCCGGCACGATTTCGGCGAGGCCTTGGCCGATCAGCGCCGCGTGGAGGATCAGCATCTCCCAGAACTCGACGGCGGTCTGCCAGTCGTTCGGCTGGTAGGCCAGCAGGTCCTCGAGCGGATGGTCGTCGGCGTCGTCCAGCCCGCCGTCGGGCCGCCGCCGGTACATGTTCAGCGGCAACGTCGCTATGGTCTCGGCGAGCACCTTCACGCAGGCGTAGACCGCCGACGCCTTGATGGCCACGTCCGGCGTCACCTGGATGCCGGCATGGCTGGCGCCCGCCGCGTCGCCGTACCAGAAATCGTCGATCGGCCCCGGGGTGGCCTGATCTGCGCCGGCGCGCGGGAAGATTACTCCCCACACCGCGGCAACGGCGCTGTTCAGCAGTCCCATGGGCGCCTCAGTCAGACGAAGAAGCCGGACGACTCGTAGACCGAGGCTACGTTCTTCGGCTCGGGGTTGAGTGCCATCAGCGACACCGCGTCGAATACGGCCATCAACGGGTCGATCTTGGCATTGCCGCTGGCCTGCTTGGTGATCGACACCGCGTTGCCCTTCGGCTCGACCTTCGCGTTCCCGGTAGCCCACGCCATTAGCGGGCGGCCTCCGTGCACCAGGTCGCCGCCAGCCAGCTTGCGCTCGGTCGTCTTAATCGCCGCGGTCAGTTTCCAGCCCTGCGGCACACCGATGATGCGCTCCAGCGCGATGCCGCGCCCGGTCAACTCGTCCACGATGTCGCCGATGCCGGCGGCGTCCACGCCGATTCCCTTGTCCGCCAGGAGTCCGGCTTCCTCGACGCGCATCACGATGTCCGCCACCTCGGCCACGTCGTCGCCGGGCTGGTCCACGATGGCGAGGTCGCCTTCGCGCTCGAAGTCCAGCAGCCGCGGCGCCTCCTGCTTGCGCCGGTCCAGCACGATCCGGTGCGCCCAGGCCCGGTTCCACAGCAGCCAGCGGCGGGTGACTTTGCAGCGGCCCAGAACGGCGAGGCCGAGCAGGTCGTCCAGGCCGCCACCGTCGATCCCGACCACCACCACCTCGGACCGCGCGAGCACCTCGTCCAGGGTCAGCGCCTTGTCGGCGTTCTGCTCCCAGAAGTCAGCGCCGGACCAACGATTGGAGTGCAGGCCAAGGCCCACCTCGACGTTGAGGTGCTGCGACGCCCAAGCCCTAAGCTCATCCTCTCCCGTCGTCGCGGCGGTGTGAAACTCCTCGACCAGACGCGCGATGCTGATGGAGCGCCCGCGGTTCGGCGTGACCATCGGCCAGTTCGCCGGATCTCTCCAGGAGGTCTGGTCTTGCTGCATCTCCTCCGGAAACTCGTACAGCACCGGGAGCATCGCCCCGGTCTGCCGGCCGTCCCGAATGGCCCGCGCCTTCAGCAACTCCGCCCGGAAGGCGCCCGCCGGCGGTTCCTCCGACTGCGTGGTGATGAAGACGAAGAACGCCTCCGGAAACGGCAGCATGCCGCCGCGCAACTGCCGAATGGCGCTCGACGCCTTCGACATCTTCGCGCAGACGTGCAACTCGTCCAGCAGGATGCCGGCCGGCTTCTGCCCGGTCAGCACCTCCGGGTCGAAGGTCATGATCTCCAACGTGGCGCCGGACTGCCGGTGCACGATGGTCTTCAGGTGTGCCCGCACATGGAACTTGGCCGCCAGCACGTCGTCGAGCGCAATGGCGCCCGCCGCCTGGTTGAAGGCCAGCTCCGTGATGTCCTGCGTGGGCGCCGTCATGATGAACTTGGCCTTGGGCCGCTTGTTCAGCAGCAAAGCCGTCAGCATCAACAGCGCCCCGTAGGACGTCTTCGAGTTCTTCTTCGGGACGAGGTTCAGGATCTCGCGGATGTACCGCTGCCCCGTCGCCGGGTCGAGCGAGCCGAACAGCGCCCGCACGATGTCGCGAAACCACTCGCCCGCCGCCACCTCCAGGGTCGGTGTGCCCGGCACGTCCGCCAACCGGAGCCGGTTGAAGATGGCAACGGCCCGTTCAGCCTCCTTGCGGTCGAGCGGCAGGTCCGGCACCAGCGAGCGGCCGGCGCGGAGGCGGTCCGCCCAGTCTGGGCACGACAGGTCCCAGGTCATGCGGTCAGTTCAGCAGCCCGTCCCAGGACGTGCCCTGTTCGGCAGTCCGGGCGGCGGTGTTGGCCTGCTCCTTCTTGCCGGGCTGCTCCGGCGCCGGCAGCGGGCGGAACATGCCGAGGTGCTGGCCGATCTTCACCAGCGCGGCCAGCTTGTCGTGCATCTTGACCCGCAGCGTCCCGTCCTTGGATTGCGACACCTCCGCGATGGCGGCCGCAGCTTCCGGAGAGAGCTTGGCGCTGTCGGTGATAACCACCTCGTTGTTGACCTGCAACACCGGCTCTCCGGTGTCCGGGTCCTCCGCCATCTGCTGCACGTTGGCCCGCCACTGGATGATCTGGCGGATGTCGCTGAAGCCCAGCTTCGCCAGTTCGGCCAGCACCATCTCGGGCGTGATGCCCGAGCGGACGGCGAGTAGTTTACGCCCCCTCTCGATGGCCGCGGCCACGTCAACATCCTTCAACAGGCGCGACGCCTGCGCGGCAGCTGTCTTCGGGCTGTATCCAGCAGCGATCGCGGCCTTTGTCCCATTGGGATCAACGAGATAGGCGTCAACGAAGCGCCGCTTCTGATCGGTCATCGCCATTAACAGATCCTCCCACCCACGCTCGGGGCGGAAAAAAACTCTGCGTGGGAGAGGCGGCGGTCAGCGGCCAAACGGCCTTCCAGGGATTTGACCACCCCCACCCCCTGTAACAATACGCAATATTGTTGCGCATCGGCCCGATAGCCCTGCCCCGCCTCACCCCCGCCGCGCGAACCCGGCGGTGCGGGCGGTGTGCCGGTCGTGACAGGGCTTCGCCATGAGGCGGATACGGCTGGCGTCGAAGAACGCCTCGGCGCCGCCCTCCTCGACCATGCGCCGGGCATCGTCCCGGTGGTCGAACACCGCGACCGGGATGCTGGCCGTCGCCTCGCGCTCGTACAGCACCGTCAGCCGGCCGCAGCCGCACTCACACAGGCCGCCGCGTGCGACGTAGAGGTCCACCCGCAGCCGCTTCCACCGGGCCGTCTTGTAGAGGGCGCGGATGGGGTCGGCCTTTCGCTCGTCGTCCAGGCGGCGCTTGCGCTCCTGCTCGGCCTGCTCGGGCGGGAGTGAGGCGATGATGGTGCGGGTGCGCGGGTCTAGCGTGCCGACGCGGGGGCGGAGAGACTGCAGCCGAGCCATTCCATCACCCTTCCATGCTCTCGATTGCAAGCGTAGGCTTTGCTGCGCCCACAACCATGGAGTAGGTCATGGCGCGAGCAATCTACTACGTCTTGAGTCACGGTGGCGGGTGGAAGATACGGCACAACGAAAAGGACTTCTTCTACGACACCCAGAGGGCCGCCATCAAAGCGGCGGTTGACGCTGCCCACAAGGCCGGCGGCAACGGGTACGATGCCCAGGTCCTTATCCAGGGAGCCAATGGCCAGTGGCGCACTGAATGGACCTACGGCCACGACCCTTATCCGCCCAAGGGTTGACCACCTCGCCCGCCTCGGCCCCACCGGGGCGGGCGCTTACACCGACTCCCCGAACAGCGGCTCCTCGCCGATCCCACCGGGCCAGCGCGCGAGCGCGGCACCAGCCAACTCGTGACGCGGCGTGCCCGGCGTCGGTGGAGCGTTGCGCACGTTGAACACGGGCGGGCTGCCCAACTGGATCAGGCCGCGCGAGCGGTCGGTGCGGTAGTGGCCGGGGAGCGTGCGGCCGCCGATCAGATCGTCAGCGTCGCCCTGGTAGACGAGCGGCACTCCGCCGTCGAAGATGCCAGCCGAGACGTCGCTACACTCGTAGACCAGGTGGGCGGCGTCGATGAGGCGGCAGTCGATCACGACGTCCACCTTCCTCGGGAAGTCGATGATGTCCGGGTCCTGCCCGTAGATCCGCTTCAGCGTGCGCTCGTCCTGGGCGATGCGGTCCGGCCGGTCGGGGCCGCGGCGGGGGTCGTCGTTGCTCATACCAGCCTCCACGTGCTTGGTCATCGCAGCACCGCGCCGCCGCGCAGTTCCGACACGATGACCGCGTTCTGCTCGACCAGCCTCTCGACCTGACCGGCAAGGTCGGCGGTCGCCCTGGCCTGCTCCTCCATCGCCTTCACGACGATGGTCAGCGTCTCGGCGCCGGGGGCGACGGCGGCAGGGGGGCGACGCGTGACGATCCAGGCCAGCACGCTGGCGCAGAACCCGGCGGCCAGGATGGCTTGCGCCCACGGGTCGAGCGCGGACGCCGCCCGGATGGTGTGCTCAGCGGCAGCGGCATACTGCCCAGGCTCGGGCGCCTGTAACGCTCCGTCGGCCACCTCAAGCGTCCTTGCCCGCAGGCCGGCAGATCATGCCGGTGATGACCCGGGACGGGTTGCGCGCCGACCACAGCACGGCCAGCGGCTGGGCGTTGATGACGCACTGCATCTGCGTCGGGAAGGTGTCCAGCACCACGAGGCGGCAGTCGCCTCCCGTCGCCGCCAGACAGGCGGTGATCACCAGTTCCAGCAGCATGGGCGGGCTCCAGACGCAATTTGTTAGCTGTACAAGCCAAGCATGGCGTTCGTCTTGGCGAACGAACCAAACATCAGGCGGGAGGCGCGATCATATTGACGAGCAGCGGCCACTTCCTCAACAAATGTACCGAGATGTATTTGCTTGCCTTGGTACTGGATTTCAGCGCTCCACTTACCCGTATCTGCACGATATCGAACACCCTTAAAGCGCGACGTGCACCCTACGCGCGCCTTTTGGTTCCTGATGTTTTCCGCTGCCGTGCATATGCGGAGGTTGCTTTTCCGGTTGTCCAGTCCATCGCCTGAAATGTGGTCAACCACAGTTCCGGTTGGCGCGTTCAACAAAAAACGATGCATCAGAACCGGGCGCTTCTTGCCATCAACAACCATATTT